AGCTGCTACATCTGCTTTAGATGCAATGAGTTTACACTTCTTAACTGAAAGATGTTTAATTACTCAAGGTGCTAACAATTTCATGTTAATGAAATAAGCACTGTTTATATTAAAGAACCGGGGCTTCGGCCTCGGTCCTTTTATTTATTAATTTTATTATATATTATATTATGTCAAAAAAAACAAAAAAAGCTTACGCAGGAGATCCTGGTGATGAGCATGTAGAAAAAGTAGTAACACCGGTTATGGAAACTCCAAAACCAAAAATTAAAGCTGAACCTAAAAAACCAACTTGGGAAATAAAAGATAGGGTTTATTATTTAAAAGGTAATAAAAAACCTATATCATACATGTTAAAAAGTTCTAATCTATATTGGTTTGACGAGGAAAAAGGTTATGAAAGAGAACTTAAACACACTTCTAATCAAAAATCTCCTTTTGTAGATGAAATGAAAGGTGACCAAAGACTAGCGCATGTTATATTTAGAGATGGTGTTTTGTTTGTTGAAAGACAAAAAACAACTTTACAAAAACTTTTATCTTTATATCACCCGCACAAAGATGTTGTTTATTATGAATATAAACCTGTTGTTGAAGCTGCTAATCAAATTGAAGTATTAGAATTAGAAGCTGACGCAATACTAGCCGCTAGAGATATGGATGTAGATATGGCTGAAGCTATATTACGTGTTGAGAAAGGTTCTAGCGTGTCTAAGATGAGTTCTAAGGAGCTTAAACGTGATTTATTATTATTTGCTAGAAACAACCCTGCGTTGTTCTTAGAACTAGCTACTGATGATAATGTTCAACTTAGAAACTTTGGTATTAAAGCTACAGAGCTTGGTATTATTAAACTAAGTTCAGATCAAAGAAACTTTTTATGGGGATCAAATGATAGACCTGTAATGGTAGTTCCTTTTGATGAGCACCCATACACCGCTTTAGCACATTGGTTTAAAACTGATGAAGGTATGGAAATCTATTCAAATATAGAAAAACGATTAAATTAATCAAACTGTAGGAGCGGTCGCTCTACGGGGCGATCGCAAACTACAATAAAGAAATATGGTAAATATAGACGATGTATATCAAAAAGTTTTAGCAATAGCTAACAAAGAACAAAGAGGTTATATAACCCCACAAGAGTTTAATTTATTTGCCGATCAAGCTCAGATGGATATATTTGAGCAATATTTTTATGATATAGGCCAGTTTGGTAGAATTCCTGGTAACGATACAGAGTACGCTGATATGTTAACTTTATTAGAAGAAAAAATAGTTATATTTAAAAACATACAACTACTAAACTTCCAAGATCCTTATTACGAAAAACCTCAACAACTTTACAGGGTTGGTACTTTAGAAACTGGTTTTGGCGAAATAGAGCAAGTTACTCACAAAGATTATTTAAATATTAAGCTATCACCTTTAGCAAAACCAACATTAAAAAGAGCTGTATACGTTGACACACCTCAAGGTTTTAGAATTTACCCTACTTTTACAAATAACGTGCAATGTCACTATGTTAGAAAACCTAAAAAAATTAAGTGGGGCTATGTTGTTGTTGGCGAGCACGCTCTTTATGATGCAACAACATCAATAAACTTTCAGCTACACCCGTCAGAAGAAAATAATTTAGTTGTAAAAATATTAGCTTTGGCTGGCTTAGCTATAAAAGATCCAAATTTATACCAAGCTGCAGCTGGAGAAGACAATAAGAATATTCAACAAGAAAAAGCATAACATATGGGATTACTAGATGGAATTATACAAAAACAAGATCCGGTAACAGGCGCTGGAGAACTTATTGATTTAGGTTTAAACGCTAAAATTTATTATGAAGGACCAGATGGCGTGCAACAAAGTGGTAATGCTAATTACGGTAATTACCAGTTTTTTTCACTAGAAGATATTATAAACTCTTTTTTAGTAGCTTATGTTGGTGAAGGAAAAATAATAAGTAAAACGAGTAGAACTGATGTTGCTTTTCACGCACAAAGATCTTTAGCTGAATTAAGTTTTGATACTTTAAAATCTGTAAAATCTTATGAGCTGCAAGTTCCAGCAACTTTAACCTTACCACTACCGCAAGACTACGTTCATTATACTGCAATTTCTTTTATAGATAATGCTGGTATAAAAAGAAATTTATACCCAATACATAAAACTTCAAACCCAGTTGCTTATCAACAAAACGCGGATGGTAGTTTAAAATTTGAAGACAACGTTTGGCAAGACTTAGTTACTGGTTTGTATCAAGAATACGGTATTACAAGAACTTACGATTCGTTTGGAAATCCTATAGCTTCTGGCACTCACTATACAGCTAATAGTTCTTTTAAATCAAAAATACCTTTACCTAAGTTTGTTAAAGAAACTAGAGTTAGTGTAACTGGTGAAACTCGTGTCAACCCAGGTAACGGAAACAATAACACTAACTATATATTTTATGGTGGTGGAGGACAGTTTGATATGAAAATATTATTTCATGGAGACTATCCAGACATGGAAGTTGGTCAATCAGTTTTTGGACCTGGCATACCTATAAATACTACAGTATCTGCTGTTTCTGAAACTACAACTGGTAATTACAGAGGTACTACAATAACTATTACAAACCCAGATTATGAAGCGGACTTACTGTTAGACACGCCAACAACAACCGCTGGAAGACCTTTAAATAATATGGTGAAAGAAACAGAAGTTATAGTTGTTGATTTAAACAGAGAATCTAAAGCTTGGAAAAATTACAAATCACATAGTTCAGCAAGTACAACTCATGATCACAATGATTATGACAATGATAATAGGTTTTTTGGAGAAGGCCAGAGATACGGTATTGATCCTCAATACGCACAAGATAATGGTTCTTACTATATAGATGACAACACAGGTTTAATTCATTTTAGTTCAGCTTTGTCAGAAAAAACTATAGTGTTAGATTATTTAAGCGACAGTCTTGGTTCTGATTCTGAAATGAAAGTTCACAAGTTTGCTGAGCAAGCAATGTATATGTGTATAGCATACGCAATATTATCAACACGTGCTAACGTGCCAGAATACGTAGTAAGAAGATTTAAAAAAGATAAGTTTGCAGCCACAAGACAAGCAAAACTAAGACTATCAAACTTAAAGTTAAGCGAATTAACTCAAATACTTAGAGGTAAATCTAAGCAAATAAAACACTAATATATGCCGGAGATTAAACACGTTTTTAATCAAGGTAAGATGAACAAAGACCTTGATGAAAGACTAGTACAAAATGGTCAATACAGACACGCTGTCAATATACAAGTGTCAACCTCAGAAGGTTCTGATGTTGGTGCAGTTCAAAATATACTTGGCAATACAAATGTTTTTATAAACAATCAAATAGCACCAGGTTCTAAATGTATTGCAGCTATTTCAGATGAAAAAGAAAATTGTTTTTATTGGTTTGTTTATCACTCTACAAAAAGCTTGATACTAAAACACAAACAAGGTAATATAAATTTTATATTTGTAGACACTCTTAATGTTTTAGAATTTTCTTCAAAACTAATTACTGGTATTAATATTTTAGATAACTTTTTATTTTGGACGAGTAGTGAAAGTGAGCCTAAAAAAATAGATGTAAAACTTTGCGAGCAAGGTACTAATCAAGGTGGTCACTACCACACAAAACTAGTAATACCTGACAGAGGATTAAATGTAAACTATGCTTTAAATTTCCAAAAAGAGCACATCACGGTTATAAAACCTTGTCCAAAATCTAAACTTCTTGTAGAACCAAATTATGATACTGAGGCTTCTGCAAAAGCTTCGTTTGACTTTGCAGATGGTGGTGGGTTATTGCCTGTTGGTGAAGAAGGTACTATATCTTTTACAAACTTTGTCCCAAACAGTGTTTATTTTGAAGTAGGTGATAGAATTAAAATGCTAGATGAAACCTCAACAGGAAGTTTAACAGTTACAGATCAAGTAAGAATACAAATAATAGATCAAGATACTGCAAACAATACTTATTCTTTTAGAATATTATCTATATCACCAATAACACCAACAACTCTAACAGTATACAATTGTGTAAAAGAAAGCTCTGATTTAATATTTCCACGTAAATTTGTTAGGTTTGGTTATAGATACAAGTATAATAGCGGTGAGTATTCTACCATATCATCTTTTACAGAGCCAATATTCAAACCAGGTTCTTTTCAATATAATCCTAAAAAAGCGTACAACACCGCTATGGAGAACAATTTAGTTTCTTTAAAGTTAAGAAACTTTATATCAAGACACACTCCGTTAGACGTGGTTCAAGTTGACATACTCTACACGGAATCAGACTCTCCTATTATATATCTTGTTGATAGAGTAAAATATACAGACTCACCAAGCGTTTATGTTGGTGAAGGTCCTAGTAGAAATTATATAAATAGTTGGAACGCTAATTTATACGAAATTACAGCAGACTTAATATATGCTGCAATACCAGACAATCAACTATTAAGATCTTATGATAATGTTCCAAAAAAAGCTTTAGCGCAAGAAGTTACTGGAAACAGAATTGTATATGCTAATTACGAGCAAAATTACGATATAGATAACAAACCTATTATTAGAGGTGATTATGTTTCAAGATATATTGATAACAAGCATTTTGACGTTGAGTACGTTAATAACTATACTAATATTTTAAGCGTTTCAGAAACACCTGTTATACTAGGTGAAGGGCAACAGTCTTTAAAGTCTATGAGAGATTACCAAATAGGTATTTCTTACATAGATAATTATGGTAGACAAACACCTGTTTTTACTAGTAATGAATCGCAGTTTAAAATACCTAAAAAACATGGTGCTTACAAAACAAAAATACAAGGTAAAGTACTAACAAATCCACCTACTTGGGCTAGTGCTTTTAAAGTTTATGTTAAAGAAACTTCAACTGAATATTACAACTTGGCAATGAGTAGAGTTTACACCGCCTCTGACGGAGACTTGTGGTTAGCTTTTCCATCATCTGAAAGAAATAAAGTTGACGAAGAAACTTTTTTAATATTAAAAAAACCTACAGACTCTAATTCTTTAGTTAAAGAAGAGGCTAAGTATAAAGTTCTTTCAATAGAAAACGAAGCTCCTGACTATATAAAAACGGAAATAAATCCTTTAACAGAAATAGAGGCTGGTACAAACACAGGTACCAATAACGCTCAGTTGCTTTTTGGTTCAAACGGACCAACTGCTAATAGTAGAACTTTTGACATAGATGAAACTATATATTTAAACAATAATTCATCTCCACTTGAACAAATAAAAGAAGACGTGTATATAGCTTTTAAGCATGCTGGTGTTAACAGTGATATTAACGATTACACTTCAAGATACAAAGTCCAAAATATTTCTTTAGCCAACGGTATATATAGCGTTACTTTAGAAAAACTTTTTACTACAGCCGATGCTAGTTTGATATATCCTGACTATCCAGCTACAACAGCAGGTAATCCTGCGGCGATAAACACACAGTCTAATTTAAAATTAGCTCTATATACTGGTAAAGTTATTAACAAACCAGAATTTAAAGGTGTATTTTTTGTAAAGATAAATGCTGACGACGTTGCTCAACAGTTTATAGTTCCTAAATCTACTGGCTTAACAAACTATGAAATAACAAACGTAGCGCATGCTCATTATTTTTCTGATACAGCAGCGCCTAACGTAACAACTGGAACAACAGAAAGCTCTAATACTGGTAGCACAACAATAGGTAGAACAAACAGTAAAGATGAGTGGAAAAAATTATTAGACTTTGGTGCAACTTCAAACCCTTTATTACCAAATTCTACTGGAGATATTATTGGTGGATTTTTTATTGACAAATCTTGTTATGTTGGAGTGCATCCTATTGGTAGCGCGGATAATGATGACACAAACAATCCTAATCACGTGCGATTTACTAGAAATATAGATAGCACAAACAACAGTGAAATAGAGTTTGGTAAAGGTGTTTATCAAGAAAATGGTGATTGGTATGTAGAACTTTCTTATTCTAAGATAGGTACATCAGCTAGAAATGATAAAGAAGGTATTAATAACCAAGGTTTTATGAAGCTTAGACACATGAATAACGCTGAGATATGGCAGCCTGGTAACAATTCAACTGCTTTGTCAGATTATCAAAATAATTACGGCGGTAAAGACAATGAGTTAAAAGAGATTATAAATAAAATAACAGCAAACTCTAAGTTTAAAATAAAAAACAATGATAATAAAAATCAAGTTTTTACTATAAAAAGTGTTGAAGTAGAAAAAAGATATAACTATTTAAACTACGCAGATCTTTACGGTGCTTACCTGGACTATGGTATTAACAGAGATTATGATAATGATTATAAACCTACTTATACTTCTTTTTGTGCACCACACAATAGACGAATAACTTATAAAATAAATTTAGGAAGTGATCATGATTTTGGAGAAGTATTTATAGGAGGTGTTAAAGTAATAGAAGTTAGTGACAGCTCTTCAACCGTGATGGGTACTTCTTCTTCTATATCACTACAATTTGTTACTGAAAAAACTAGTGACAATACTGACTCTGTAGTTAGCAATAACCCAGCTATATTTGAAACAGAGCCAAAGAAAACAGCTGATTTAGATGTTTATTACGAAGCTAGTGAAGCATTGCCTTTGTCTTTAAATCAAAGTAATAACGAAATTTTTGCGCCAAAAGGTAGTGTTGTAACTTGTCCTGCTAGGCCTGATACCGTTAACACACAAAATATAACTTTTGTAAGGTCTTGGATAAACAACATAGTATATTTAAGCGCACCGCTTGATTTAGTTATTTATCAACCACCTGGAAAACCTCCTGTAAGACTAATATTTACAAAACAAGATAGTAGTTACAATACTGCTTATATAGATTTAGCAGCAACAAACATCTCTAACCTACCTCCAAACGCTTACGTAATAAAAACAAACGTTTCTAAAAATCCTTTTGCATTATCTTGGTTTAATTGCTTTTCATTTAACAATGGTGTTGAATCAAATAGAATAAGAGATGATTTTAATGCTATTACTCTTGACAAAGGTGTTAAAGCTAGCTCTGTATTAGAAGAAGTTTACAAGACTGAAGTAAGAAAAAATGGTTTAATATATTCTGGAATATACAATAGCGATAGTGGTGTAAACAATTTAAATCAATTTATACAAGCAGAAAAAATAACTAAAGATTTAAATCCTACATACGGTAGTATACAAAAGTTATTTAGTAGAAATACAGATTTAGTAGCTTTTTGCGAAGACAGGGTTGTAAGAATATCTGCAAATAAAGACGCTATATTTAACGCTGATGGTAATCCTCAATTAATAGCTTCAAATAGAGTTTTAGGACAAACAATACCATTTACAGGTGATTACGGTATATCAAAAAATCCTGAAAGTTTTGCAAAAGACAGTTATAGAGCTTATTTTGCAGACAAACAAAGAGGTTCTGTGATTAGACTTTCAAAAGACGGTTTAACACCTATATCAGATTATGGTATGTCTGATTATTTTAAAGACTCTTTAGGTTCTACCTCTGCAACAAAACTCATAGGTACTTATGATGATAGAAAAGGTGAATATAATTTAACAATACCAGCTTTGTCAGCTACAGCTTCGTTTAAAGAGTCTGTAAACGGTTGGTCAAGTTTTAAATCGTTTATACCAGAACAAGGTATTAATGTTAGTAATAACTATTATACTTTTAAAAAAGGAATACCTTACAAGCACCATGTAGAAGTTGATCAAGCTGGAAACAGTGTTGATAGGAATACTTTTTACGGTACATATAAACCTTCGGTAATTTCTGTTTTATTAAACGACGCTCCAGACGTTATAAAATCTTATAAGACTTTAAATTATGAAGGGTCTCAGTCAAATGTTAATATTGAAACAACAAATGTTAACACTGGTTATTATAATTTAGAAAATAAAGATGGTTGGTCAAATACTTTAATAGAAACTGACAAGCAAAAAGGTAGTGTTTCTGAGTTTATAGAAAAAGAAGGTAAGTGGTTTAATTATATAAAAGGTGATAACGATGAAATAAAAACTGATGAGTTTTCTTTTCAAGGTGTTGGAAGAGCAACTATTGTAGATTTTGATCCTACTTTATTTCCTGTTTTTAGTGGTTGTACAAATGCAAATGCAGACAACTATGATCCAGCGGCAACTGTAGATGATGGAAGTTGTACTTACACACCTACACCACCCGTGCAGCTAGTTGGTGGTTGTATGGACAGTCTTTCTAGTAATTATGATCCTGATGCTGATTACGATGATGGAAGTTGTTTGTTAATATCCAACCCAGTTCCTGGTTGTATTGATCCTAGTGCTATAAACTTTAATCCGCTGGCAACTGTAGACGACGGTAGCTGCATAGTACCTGTTCTTGGCTGTACAGATCGTAATGCAACTAATTTTGATCCAAACGCTAATACTAATGATGGGTCATGTATTTACAACCTTACAGGTACTGGAGGTTCTGGACCAAACTCTAATACAAATAGTGGTGGTGGAAATCAAAATGCAATTCCAGGTTGTATGGATCCTTTAGCTGATAACTATGACCCACTAGCAACTTATGATGATGGTACTTATTGTACTTACAGTCCAGCGCCTGGTTATAGTTTAACTATAGAAGATTTAAACGATGATGATTAAAAATATATAATATGCCAGTAACTTTTAACACAAACAATAATTACGATGTTGAGATAGTAACAGAGCCAGATGTGCTTAACCCTACTGTTATAAGATACAGCTCAGATACTAATACTCCTTTTGTAGAAGTGAAAATAACACCAAGGACAATGCAATATCCTTTACTTGCTGGTAATATGAATTTTAACAGCTTGCCTAGATTTATAAAGCATGAGCCAAGCTTAAACGTTAATTTTTCTTGTACGCCAGCATCTTCACCGCATGGCATCAACAGCAGTCTTCCTTATGAAGAAATTATAACAAGTGGAAACGTATATCTTATAGGAACCTCTTGTTCTAGTGCCGGTACAAATATGGTAACTACTTCTTCGCAAGGTCCTTTTCAATCAGAAAGAAATAACGCTACAATATACGGTGATTTATCAGCTAATGGCGTTGCGTGGACAAACGTTGTTTGGATTGAAGTTTATGAAGCTGATAATGGTGATATGATTAACGATCAAATTACACCAGAATCATACGAGGATTTACAACTTTGGAACACACATGGCTTATATCCTTTAATAACAAATAACGTTAACCCTCAGTATATCAGAGCGTTTGTTTTTCTTGAATACGGGCCTAACGGACCTGCTGGACTATCAAGCAACGTAAACATACAAATTGATATAGACGAAGATTTACCTGTATATGGTTGTACTGATCCTACAGCTACAAACTACGATGCTAGTGTAACAATAGATGATGGAAGTTGTATAATTCCACCACCACCAAACGTACTTACTTTACCTCCTTTTACGATGGGTCACACGGTGCTACAACCTCTTGTTGATGTTAATTACCCAGCTACTAGTGATTTACGTATTATGGTTGAGCTTACTGTTGATGTTCTACCTGCATTATATATCCCTTTTCCTAATCTTCCGGTAACTTACGAAATAACTGAATTATATTATATAGACGCTAATGGTGTTCAAGTTACCGTAGAGCGTACAACTAACAGTAGTTTGCTAAACCCACCGTATGGATTAGCTCCTACTGCACCTGGAAATCAGGTTTACGTGTTTAACTCGGGATTTGCACCAAATATAATAACATTCCCAACACCTTATAATATAACATTGTCTGTTCCTCCAAGTATATTAGCAGGAACTGTATATATAGGTGGTGTTTTACTTCCAAATAACATTTTTGGAGGTGGTACCCCTGATGTGTACTGCACTGTGTTAGTTACAAACACTGCGTTTACTGCTAGTCACACAGAAATTATAACAATATAAAATATGAATACAATAAACAACATAGTTATAGACCTAAGCCCAATGCGTTCAGCTTCTGAAACCAAACAGTTTACAGTAGTTGGAGATCCTGGTTCTGTGTTTAGTATGGTTGTTACTAATGAAGATAATCATTTTTATAATTTCTCGGAAGAATTAGATAAAAACGGTCAACTTAAAACAGCTTTAGCTTTTACAGCTACACCGGTAAGTTTACAAGCAAAAACAATAGATGAAACCGGTCTTTACACTGGCTCTATAAAATTTCCTAGTATAACCGATGATGATGAGTATGTTATAATTTTATCCGCTGATTCTGCTAGCGATACTTTTTTAGATACAACTTTATCTAGTAACAATGTATATATTTTACCAAAAATACATAAGTATGTTGATACAACTGTAACTTTTTCTTTAGTGTCTAGTAGTGCCAACAGTACTTACAACACATACCCAAGCAATGTAACCGCTGTAGGTGTTAGTTCGTCTGTTTCTGGAGCTGTAATAACACCAACAACTAAATCAATATCTTTTAATGTTACTTTAGGTTCTAGCAATTTTGTAATAGCTAGACAGCCTTTAGTTACAGATTTTCAATTTGAAACAACACGTGTTACTAGATCTTCTAGTGACAGTACAGGTGAAACAACATATATTGAATTAGACGACATAACTGGTTTGTCATCTCGTATGATTGTTAGAGGTAGTGGTATAGCTAACGCTTCTATTATAAGGCAAGTAATACCAGGTTATAAAGACTATAATAAATCTTCTGACTTAGAAGATGTGTACGTAGTACCAAAAGCAATTTTTACAAACGATCAAGGAGAACAGTCATTAACAGATAGTTCTGGTGGTACAATTTTAATTAGTAATGCCTCAAGTTGGAGTAACAACCTTACATTAACGTTTCAAGGTAGCGTTACAAACATAGAAGACTTTAATAGTACTGTGTGTGAAATAAACAACTTAGCCCTTAAAATAGACCCTGTAGTTACAACAACAGATGCTGCGGTTTCTAATAGCACTACAATACCAATTACTAGTACAAACGGTATTAAAGCTGCAGAAGGAACTACAATATCTGGCATTGGAGTTGTTGGTACGCCTCACGTAGATGCGGTCAGTAATGGTGTAAACGTAACAGCTAGCTCTGCACAGACAATAGAAAATGGTCAAACAATAACTTTTACTGGTAGTAGTAGATCAGCAACAATAACTGCCGATGTTAAAGTTATAGAGTATGGAACAGATAACATAACATTAACTTTAGCTTTAGATAATATTTTAACAGTAGTATAATATGCAGATAACATTAACATTTAACAAGCCTTTAAATAACTCAATATCAGTTGGTGACACCGCTTGGTACGTGCCAGTTGCTGTAGGTGGTGGTTACAACACTGCTACTGCTAACTCAGTGCAACTTCTTGGCACAATTATTTCTGTTAGTGACCAATATTTAAGACCAAAACTTATAGTTAGCAATAATACAATGAGTGTAGCACCAACAATAAACTCTTCTACTTTTATTATGTTTCAAAAAAATAATAAAGCTAATTTAACTAGTTTAAAAGGTTATTATGCAGAAGCTACACTTGAAAATAACTCAAAAGAAAAGGCAGAGTTATTTGCGGTTAGCTCTGAGATCGTACAAAGTAGTAAATAATGCATAAAAAGTGTAATTATAAATAAATGAACATGAATTTAAAAACAAAGTATTATGCCGGTAGGTAAAAAGAAAAGTCCAGCTAGGTTTATAGGTGCTGTATCACTTGGTTTAGGTGTGATACAAGGTGCTACGTCTATTATTGGTGGTATACAAGAAAAGAAAAGACTTAGAAAAGAAAACGAAAAAGCTCAGAAACAATATGAAGGTTTTAGAGATGATATTAATAAGTTAAAAATAACTAATCCTTATAAAAACTTAAATACTAGTTTTGAAAACACGTATGAAGACATGACTGTTAATCAAAAGCAGGCTCAGTTTCAAGCTAGACAAGGACAACAAGCAAGGGCAAACATGTTACAAAACTTACAAGGTGCTGCTGGTGCTAGTGGTATTGCTGGTTTAGCTCAATCAATAGCAAATCAACAACAACAACAAACCGCTCAAATATCTGCAAACATAGGACAACAAGAGTCTAGAAACCAATTATACCAAGCTAGAGGTGCAGACAGTGTTCAAAGAATGGAGCAAAACGCTAGACAAACAATAATGGGTGGTGAATATACAAGACAGCAAAATGAAAACCAAAGACAGCTAAACTTAATGGAGTTAAAATCTGGTAGACAACAAGCTAAAAGAGAGTTTAGAACTTCTATGCAAGGTGCAAACCAACAAATGTTAGGTGGTGTAGGTGATATAGTAGGTGCTGGACTACAAGGTTTTGCTTCCGGTGGTGGTTTTAGTAAAGATGGTTTTAAAATGGACACGTTTTTAGGTAGAGATAGTGTCAATACTTTTGGAGATGTAACTGAAATACTTAGTGATGGATCTAAATCAATCACTGGTGCTGGAGGACCAGTAGGAGATGTTGAAAAAGCAAAGTCTGTGTTTGACGGTATGCAAGCAGTGTCACCTTCTAGCTCAATAGATAGTCAAAAAAATATGCAACAACGAGCAAACCAACTACCATCAGATCCAAATGATCCTTACTATCAGTCTGATGAATATTTTAATTCATTAGATCAAGGAATTATTCCTGTTAATATGAGCGGGAAATATTAAAAAAATAATAATATGGCAATAGATTTTTACGAATTAGGAAGGAAAACAGGAGCTAAGACAGCTGAAGGTCAAAAAAGTAATTTTGAAGCTTTGACTGGTGGGTTGGTTAATACTGTTGACAGCATGATAAAAGCTAGTCAGCTTAAAACAGCAGCGTTGCAAGCAGCAATGCCTCAAGGTATAGCTATAGATAAAGTTCCAGAAGAACTAAGGGCTCAAGCAACTGAGTTTTTAACTGCAAACAAAAAAGCATATACAGATGCTAGTAAAGTTCTTGCTTCAGGTATAAATCCACAAAGTCAAAGATATAGAAATGCTATTGAAACTATAAACGGCGTTAACACTAAGTTTGAAAACTTAAGCACATCTTTAGAAGGTGTTGCGTTAAAAAGAAAAGCTGCACTAGATGATCCTGATGGTTACTCACCAAGCACAAGCAAAGAAGATAGACTTACTTGGGGTAATTTAAGTAATGGCGATTTATATTCTAACATGACGTTTAATGATGATGGAACAGTGAACTACACTAACAGTAAAGGCGAGTCTAAGTCTTTTGCTGATTTTAATGTCACACCTCAAAGCTTTGAAGGTCAAAACACTTTCTTAGCGTTAAATGATAAATTTACTAGCGCAAAATACTCTGGCAAGTCTAATCAATGGAGTATGCATGCTGGTGAAGCAGAGGTTACCGTAAATGCTTTGTTCCAAAAATTAAAACCAGCAGGGCAAAAAGACATGATGATGGGTGATATTGATTACTTAGAAAAAACTACAGGATTTAAATCTGGAACAGATGAGTATGAAAATGCTATTAATGGTATATTAGAAAATCCTAATGATGCCATCGCTGGTTACAAGCAGCATATGTTAAAAACTCTTGAAAACAATTATAATAAACAAACAGGGCCTAAAGGTAAAGAAGAGGGCAAAGGTGCTGGCGGTTTTACAGGTAGCCAACTTCCTGGACAAGGTTATGTTTCTGCTGAAACAAAAGCAGAGAATAGACTTAAAATAGATAACAGATCAACTTATGGAGACTACGATGGTTATTACGGTAACTACACGTATAGACCAGACACTGATGATTACACAATTGGTGAAGGTGATGATATGGAAGTATTAACGCCATTTGAAGTTTCTAAAAGAGAAGGTGTTGCTAGACCTAACGAGACTGCAAAAGGTTTCAAACAAGTTAGTAAACCTAAAGTTTTATTTGGAACTGACGAAACGTTTTTCCAACAGACAGAAGAAGAGTTTATAACTAAGTTAGAGCAAAACTATGATATGAGTAGTTATATTGTTGGTGAGTCTCCGGATGGTATTTTACCAGGTATTTTTACAGACGACCCTTATGAAAGAGTTACAATATCAGATGCGGATGGGAATGCTCTTTTTAGTTTTAGAACTGATATTGATAATCCCGCTAAAAGAGTTGCTGAAGCAAAAAGATTTAAAAAATGGCTTGAAGACAATAATATTGAACCTAAGTCTACAATGCCTCTTCCAGCATAATAAAAATTTAATAAATGCCTAATTACACTGTAGATAATAAAACTTTTACTGAAAAACAAGTTGTAGATCAAGCTGCTAAGCTAGGTGTTACTGTTGAAGCTTATCTAGCTAATACTGGTTTAAAACTTGAATTAGCTGAAGCAAATCAACAAGAACTACCAGAAGATAAAGGTTGGTTTGAAGACATGCTAACCGCAATTAGAGGTGGTAGTGCCGCTGGTGGTAGCGTAGGTGAGGCTTTTGACGTGTATAGACAAGGACGAGATATATCAGAGAAAGACTTACAAAACTTTATTGAAGCCGCTAAAGCTATAGAAAATAACCCAGAAACTAACGAAGCTGCATCTTGGAGAAAAGATACAAAAAAACATGGTGGTGGTGCTTTAGGTGGATTTATGAGTTTGTTAGAAAACCCTGGTTACTTTCCACAGTTTATAGCATCTTCTTTATCTACAATGGCTACTTCATTATTTGACTCAGAAGAAGTTGCTGCTTCAACAGCGGCTGGAGCTGGAGTTGGTGCTGCGGCAGGATCTACTACCGCTGCTTTAGCTGCTTCAATTGGTGGTCCAATTGGTACTGTTTTAGGTTATATTGGTGGGGCTGGAGCTGGGGCTGTAGGTGGTGGTATGGCTGGTTTAGTTGGAGCTATGGAAACTGGATTAACTTTAACAGATTTATTAAGAGACGAACTAGGAGATAAAGAGTTTAATCAAAAAAATATTAGAGCTTTGTTAAACGACAAAGATGTAATGGACAGAGTTAAGTCTAGGTCTTTGGCTAGAGGACTTACTATTGGCGCTGTAGAAGGTTTAACGTTTGGTTTGTCTAGAGGAATTGGTGGTAAAATTCTTGCAAGCGCAGCAACTAAAGGTGCTATTGGCTTATCAAAATCTGGTTTAAAAACAGGTGCTAGGGTTGCGGCAGCAACAACAGCTATAGAGTCGGTTGGTGGTGGTGGTGGTGAAGCTTTAGGTATGTTAGCAGCTGGTCAAGAGCTAGTAGGTGAAGAAATATTTTTAGAAGCAATAGGTGAAGCTAAAGGTGTTTTTAACACTTCTGATTTTGTTAGATCTGCATTAACTAAAAGATCTTACAAGTTAAATAAAGAAAAAGTAAGCGCTGATAAAATAAGAGAAATTATAGAGAACCCAAATACATCTAATGCTGATTTAGCTAAGATGAATATAGAGGTAACTGGAGATAATACTTTTGATGATTTTGTAAAACGAAAACAAAACAATGCCGCTATAGACACTCAAATAGACGCAAGAATTACTGACAAAGCTGATAGAAAAAAATTAGTTGAATTAGAGCTTAAAAGAAGAAAAGCACAAGCCGATGTTAAAAAAGATGGTGCGTTTGAAGTTGTAGATGCTGCGGCAAATTTATTAGAAGTTGAATTAGAAATTAAAGCTCTTTTAAACAAATACGAAGGTGCGGTTGGTTTTGGTGAAACAACAGAAGCTAAAAACGTTGCTAAAACTATAAGAGATATTTCGCTTAGTAAAACTATTGAGTTTTTGCAAAAAAATAAAAAGTTTGTAGGTAAAGATGTTGTTATTGCAGATAACGATGTTGATGCAAAAATTGCTTATGACAAAGCTGTTGAAGAGTACAACGCTAAAATAGATAGTGGAGAAATTAAAGGTAAAAAAATTGTTGAAGAATACTCTTCTACAGACGGTTTTATTTTAGGTGATGTTATTGTTATAAATAAAGATGTTGCTGGTAAAACAGGAGCAATAAACGTAGGTGCACACGAGCTATTACACGGTATAGTAGGCAAGCACATGAAGAATTTAGACGCTGCGGGTAAAATAAAGTTAGGAAAAAGCTTTATGAACACTTTAACAAAAGAACAAGGTATTGCTGTTAGAAAAAGATTAAAATTATACGGGCTAGAAGGTGATGCTGTTTTTGCTTCAGAAGAAATATTTACTGCTTTTTCAGATGCTATTACAAAAGGTGAAATTACTTTTGACGAAGGTGTTTTTAGTAAGTTAAAAAACATTATACAAGAAATACTTAGAAAAGTTGGTTATAAAAAAGAGTTTGAAAACGGTAGACAAGTTTATAATTTTTTAAAAGACTATCAAAAAAGCGTTGAATCTGGTGGAGAGATAAGCTCAAGAGCTAAATCACTAGCTGGTGGTGGTACATACGCTATGGGTAGTCAAGAATCAAGATCAACACCACTTGAAGCTATAAATAGCCTTTTACCAGGTAAAATTACAACGCAAGAAGATTACTACAAAGTACTTAATGACCCTAGAATAGCTAGCAAGGCTGGTGTTGAAAGAGTTTTAGACAACAGAGGAAAATTAGCGCCTGTTATAGAAGCTTATATAGTAAGCAAATCTACAAACTCTGATATGGCTGCGGAAAACATAAAATCTGTTAAAAAAAGATTAGCTAACTTTGATCCAGCAGAAAAAAGAGCAGACGGCTCAACTGTTGGGCAAGAAGGTTTTGGTGAGTTTATATTTGCTAATGCTAAATTTGGTAAGTTAGATGCTGCTAAAAATTTAGCTGTTAAAGCTGAAAAAACAAAAAGAGAAACAAGCATAGATACTGACGAGGCTAAGGAACTAGCAGAAACGTCTACATCTACAATAGAAGTAGAGGACAAAACAAAAGCAAGAGACTTAAAAGATTTTAACATTGAAATAGAGGACGGTCTTGTTGACGCTGAAATTATTGCTGAGGTTGAAGCTTTGTTACAAAAAAACCCAGATGATATTCAGCTTCAAATGGAAAAGTTAATATTAGGCCCTTTACGTAAGTCACTTAACAATGTTTTTGGTAAAATAGGTAAAAGCAAAAAAACAGGCAAGGTTGAACCGTCACCTGAGTATGAAAGTCAGATTAGAAACGAATACCCCGAAATAGTTCAGAGTTTAGGTATAGAAACGATAAGAACAGCATACAAACCTTGGTTTGAAAGAAAAAAAGTACGTACAGAAAAATATAAAGGTGTTAGTCCTAGAACAGGTAAACCAACAAACTACGTGAAAGATGTTTTTGAAAACAAAACTAATAAACGTGAGTATATAAGATGGTTTTTAGAAGGTAAACCTGGTGTTTTAACAGAAAGAAGAACTGCTTTAATAAGACGTATAGCTAGAAGAAAAGCAAAAATAGCTATAGATAATTATATTGAAGCTAACTCTAAAGATCTAGGTAAAGTTGCTGAAGCTAAATTAAGAATTTTATCAAGAGCAATTGAAGATGTTCAAGTTGAAAAGAAAAGCTTTGACTCTGTTAAGTATAGCAAAGGATTTGAGCAAGAGTTTAATATGTTGTTTAGGAAATTAGAGCAACGTAAAAAAGGCGGTACTTGGCATTTTAAAAAAGAATTTGAGAAAGAAGCTATAGAAAGAGGATTAGTTGACAGTAAAGGAAAAATAAAATCATTTCCTAACAAAGGCATAATCTACGAGCAAGCTTTTGCTGATTACTTTGTTAAAATGGCAAAAAGATTAAATATTAAAGGCTTCAAGGTAGAATCTTTTATGGCAAGTGAAAAAGGTGGTATGGCTGATTTTATTATGAGCTTTTTTGGTGACGTTGAAAATCATGAAATAAAAGCCTCAATGACTGCTTTTATGGGTAGCGTTTCTATCTCAAACTTTATTAACGGAAAACTAGAATTTGCAACAGATGTTCATAATGAAATGTTGAACGATCCTAATTTTGACATGGATAAGTTTCAAAAAGGTTATATGAAATCAATAGACTTTGCAAACAAGCGTATTAGAGAGTTAAACTTAACAAGAGATAAAGATAAACAATACGCTGAAATAGATCCAAATGTTACTAGTGGTAAACCTCAATTTTTTCCAAAAGAAGTTTATAATGACAAAGACTTTCCTGTAAAAGTTTTTTATGTACTTGATGGAGATGCTAGCGTTATAGCAAGACACTATAAAGGTAAGGGTGTTAACTCAATTAGCTTTGTCAACACTGGAATAGATGGTGCTGGAGAGATGTCATTTCGACTTAACGATGATTCTTTGTTAGAGCTTGAAATGCTAGACGCTGAAACAGTTACTAATTTTACTTTTAGAAACGGTGGAACTAAAATAGTTAATGGTGAAGAAATGATAGCTGTAAGTCTTGGTGTTCAGTTTAAAATAAAAAAGCTTAACAACAATACTAAAAACGCAATAGACATAACAGATGATGTAGGCTTTAAAAAAGCTGCAGCTAGACATATTTTTTCTAAATCACCTAAAGCTACACAAGCTTTAAGTAGCGCTGTTAACAATTCAAGGTCTGCTAACAACCCTACAAAAGGTATTACTATATTAGATTTTGATGACACACTGGCTACAAGTAAATCTTTAATTAGATACACAACTTTAGAAGGTGAAAAAGGAACATTAACACCAGAGCAGTACGCTAGTACATACCAAGACTTATTAGGTTTAGGATATAAATTTGATTTTTCAGAGTTTAATAAAGTTGTAGATGGTAAAATTGCACCGTTGTTTCAAAAAGCTTTAAAACTACAAAGTAAGTTTGGTTCTAAAAGTATGTTTGTTTTAACAGCTAGACCTGCCGAATCTGCTCCAGCTATATTTGCTTTCATAAAAGCTAATGGTTTAAACATACCTTTAGAAAACATAACAGGTTTAGCTAACTCTACATCTGAAGCTAAAGCATTGTGGGTTGCAGAAAAAGTTGGTGAAGGTTTTAACGATTTTTATTTTGCTGATGATGCATTGCAAAACGTGCAAGCAGTAGATAACATGTTAAATCAATTTGATGTTAAACGTAAGGTACAGCAAGCTAAAGTTAAGTTTAGTAAATCAACAATGAATGATAGATTTAACGATATACTTGAAAATCTTACAGGCATTGACTCTAACAAAAGATTTGATTTTATAAAAGGTAGAAAGCGTGGGCAAGGCAAAGGTAAGTTCAGGTTTTTTATACCACCATCACATGAAGACTTTGTAGGTTTGCTTTACAATTTTATGGGTAAAGGTAAATTAGGTGATGCTCACAGAGATTTTTTAGAAAAATTTTTAGTTAGACCTTTAAATAGAGCTAATAAAGAATATGACACAGCTAGGCAATCTGTGGCTACGGATTATAAAAACTTGAACAAGCAAATGCCTGATGTTAAGAAAATGCTTATAAAGAAAACACCTGATGGCGACTTTACATATCAAGACGCTATAAGAGTTTACTTGTGGGACAAGCATGGTTATAATATACCTGGTTTAAGCCCTGTTGATCAAAAAAGCTTAGTTGAATTAGTTAACTCTGACCCAAGTTTAAAAAGTTATGCTGAAAATGTAAACATAATATCTAAACAAAAAAAATATGTTGATCCTACAGATGGTTGGGATAGTGGAGATATACGTATGGATTTAGACGATGCTACAGGTAGAATTGGTAGGGCTGAGTTTTTTGCAGAGTTTAGTGAAAACGCTGATATAATATTTTCTAAAGAAAATTTAAACAAAATAGAGGCTGGTTATGGTAAAGGTGTTAGAGAAGCTTTAGAAGATATGCTTTACAGAATTAAAACTGGTAGAAACAAACCTACTGGTCAAAGTGGTATGGTAAATACACTTATGAACTGGCTAAACGGCTCTGTTGGTTCTGTTATGTTTTTTAACATGAGATCTGCTTTGTTACAGCAAATGTCTATAGTAAATTATATAAACTTTGCTGATAACAATATATTTGCTGTTGCTAAAGCTTTTGCTAATCAAAAACAATACTGGGCTGATTGGGCATTTATATTTAACTCTGACATGCTTAAGCAAAGAAGAGGTGGTATTATGACAGACGTAAACGGTGCTGAACTTGCCGCTGATATGCGTAAATCTAAAAGTCCTCACAGATTTTTAATATCTAAACTATTAGAGCTAGGTTTTTTACCTACACAGATCGGTGATAACATTGCAATTGCAACTGGTGGTGCTTCTTATTACAGAAATAGAGTTAATACATATTTAAGACAAGGTTTAAGCAAGGCTGAAGCCGAAGCAAAAGCGTTTACAGATTTTCAAGACATAACACAGTCAACGCAGCAGTCAGCAAGACCTGATATGGTATCACAACAACAAGCATCTGTTATTGGTAAAGTTATATTAAACTTTCAAAACGTAACTTCTCAGTTTAACAGGTTGGGTAAAAAAGCTTTTCAAGACATATACAATAGAAGAATATCAAAGCCCAACACAACTCAAATGCAAAGTGACATATCTAATGCTGCTAGAATAACTTATTACTTTGCTGTGCAAAACGCTATATTTTACACTTTACAAACAGCTTTATTTGCTATGATGTTTGATGATGACGAAGAAGATGTTAATAATTTGTTTTTAAAGAAAAAAGAAAGATTAATAAATGGTAGTATTGACTCTGTTTTAAGAGGTACTGGTTTGTATGGTTCTGTTGTTGCTACGTTAAAAAATGTTGCTATTGCTTTTGCTAGACAAAGAGATGTTAATTACAATCCAGACGAAAGCGCTGTTATAGTAGAAGCTTTAAATCTTTCACCGGTACTAGGTATTAAAGCTAGAAAAATTGTAAACGCTGAAAAAACTTTAAACTACAATAAGAAAGTTATAGACAATATGGAAGATATGGATATTGATAATCCTCAATGGTCAGCTGTAACAAACTATATAGAAGGTTTTACAAACCTACCTCTTAATAGAATTTACAATAAAACTCAGAATGTTAGACAAGCTTTAAACAATGACCACAGCAGTTGGGAAAGAATGTTATTGTTTTTAGGTTGGAGTCAGTATAATCTTAACCTTACTAATGAAAAAATGGACAAGATTAAAGAAAACACAAAGAAAAATAAAAAAACTAAATACAAGCCAAAATACAAATCAAAATATAAATCAAAGTACAAGTAATGAAAAAACTAATAGTAATAATATGTATAGCACTAGCTGCTTGCGCAACACCAAAAGACTGTTGTTCGCAAGACTTTAAAAAATATTTTAAATTTGCTACGTTTTATGCTGCAGCTAATGGTGGTAATTCCATATCAGATGTTGATGTGTTTTCTGTTACCAATGGTTTGAATACGGTTACAGTTGAAACGCCGTACGATTACAACTTAGCTTTAGGTATACGTAAGATCGCTAGGTTTGGATATGAAAACAAAGCACAAACATTTTACGATGGTACCGAAGATTCTTGGTCAGACGGTGCTAATGTAGGTAAAGTACGTGGTTTAGAATTTTTGTTTGAAGTAGATTACACTAGACAGCAAGGTATAGATTATTTAGATCAACACCATTTTATTAGATACGTAGATGATATGTATATAGTAAAGGGTGAATACTTAGAAGATGGGTTTGCTGATATTAAATACTTCGAAACATCAGAAAGATATAGATATAAAGTTAATGACAAATTGTCGTTTAATGCTGGTTTTGCACAGAGATTATCAGAACCTTATGGTTACGATCCTTTAGCAGAGTGGATGTTAAGCAATGGCAATATACATTACACTTACCTAGCACTACAAGAAGGCTATAACGTCAATGTAGCTGCTAGTGAGTATTATTCTCCTGATGGAGAACTTGTTGCTACAAACAAGGAGGTTTGGGAAGAGGTTATTATACCTACGATGTTATCAGATTATACTAGTAAAAAACGAAGTGAGCTTGACAACACTATACTACACTCTATAGTTGTTGGTTTTGATTATTACAAATATACAAAATCATTTTGGACTCACGCATGGGCAAGTTTTATGCCATACCACATAGACAACGGTGAGTTTTCTTACGAGAAATATAATAATGGTCAATGGTTAGATTATAATGGCGGTTTGATATTTGGTTACAAGCAAACAAAGCACTTAGGTTACTTTATTGAAGGTAAATACAATAAATATTGGAATAGAACGTGGTACGACTTTAAATTTGGAGTAAACTACGTAATCTTTTAACTATACTCAAAAATAGAAAAATGGCGAAAGAACTTAATGAAAACACGGGTTTTAATATAAGCATAAAAACAATGATAGCTGTTGGCTTCGCCATGGTAACTATTATTGGTATGTGGTTTGCTTTACAAGCAGATATAGCTGAAGCAAAAGAGCTACCTAAGCCAGACATTACTCGCATGGAGTTTAACATGAAAGATGTTAACGTACGTCAATCTATAGAAAACACAGAAAAAGCTGTAGAAGAGTTGAAAATTGATATTAGAAGAATGGAAGATAAGATCGATAAACTTAGATAAAATTAAATGAAAAAATTATTACTAATACTTTTTCTAGCATTTGGTTTAAGTGCTAGCTCACAAATCGTGGTTACACATTTTAATGCTGAATGGAACGATCCTAATAAAGTAGCATATATAGGTAAGCTTACTGGTTGTGAATTAGTATATGTAGACATAGCAAAATCACCAAAGCTACAAGAAAAACATGAAATAATTATAGTACCTACCGTGGTAATATATAAAGATGGTGAAGAAGTAAAAAGATTTCAGGCAGACATATCTTTTAGTATGAAAGCTACTAGAAAAGATATGCAAGCGGTAATTGATGAGTTATTGATGAGTGACTTTTAGATTATTAATATTATTATTATTTATATCTTGCACTAAAGAAACCGACGATTTTGGCTATAGAACTTATATAATACCAGAAGGTAAACATAGGTCAGGTAGTTTTTTTAATCACCCAGATAACTCTAGAATTAACTTTCATTTTATACTAGACGAATCAGCAGAGTATACAACAGAGATACCAGAAAACCAATATGATGTTAACAAGATATATGGTTTTAGTGATTTTGGTAAAACACACAAAAAATACTCTATAAGATTAGGTTGGAGATATATTGATGGTAACATAGAGCTTTGTTGGTTAAAGCGTGAAAACAATTCAATGTCTTCTGGCTTTATAAGAAACATAGATATAAACACATCGTATGAAGCGATGATCAACATAGAGACATTTTACTACACTATAACAATAGATGGAGATACTACAAGTGTAAGAAGAAGGCCTGATGGATTTTGGGGAACAATTAGAAGATATTATTTATATCCTTATTTTGGTGGAAACGAATTTGCACCTCACGATATAACAATAAAAATTAAAGAATAAAATTATGAAAGAAAAAAAATGTGTATGTGGTAAAACAAAAGATACTAACGGCAACTGTGATGGCTCGCATGCGTAGTTTACTATCATTTATAGTAGCGTTTGTAATAAGTTTTACAATGACTGCTCAAGGTAGTTATTGTGTAAATACTTTAATTAATATAAACCTAGATCAGTACCCGTCAGAAACTACTTGGGATATTCAAGATTCTTTAGGTAATGTTCTTATTTCTGGTGGTCCGTATACAAACGTACCTAACTATCAACCACAATTTATTGTTAACTGCTTACCCGTTGGTGAGTTATCTTTTACTATATACGATTTATATGGTGACGGTTTGCAAGGTAGTATATGGGGTGGACAAGATGGTTCTTACTACGTTATGCAGTGTGGTGATACTTTAGTTTATGGTGATAGTGCTGCTTTTGGATATGATAGCACACATGTGTTTATGTCTAGTTTTTGCCCACCACCTCCACCTGTACCTGGTTGTTTAGATGATGATTACTTGGAATACAACCCGTTAGCAAACGTTAGTGATAGTAGCTGTAATACATTAATAGTTTATGGTTGCACTGACAGCACTATGTATAACTACGATCCGCTAGCAAACGCTATGGATAATATTGTTCAATGTACTTACGATCTTATACTACACGATTTAATAGGTAATGGTTGGGTTTTTGGAACTGTACTAGAGATATATCAAGAAGATGACACCACTGCTTTTTTTATGACAAACGGTGGTTTTAACCAAGCGTTTACTATAGACTTGTATGCACCAGCTCCTGTTAGTGCTAAACTTTTTATTAGTCAACAAGCACAATTTACAGCTGTAGAATGTGGCTTTACGCTAATTGCACCTAATGGTGATACGGCTATAAGTGTTCAACCACCTTTCATACAGCCATTTTTATGCTACGAAGGTTTTACTTATTGTGGAAATATATGTGAAGAGGTAGTTTATGGTTGTTTAGATACTTTAGCATTCAACTATGTTGATAGTGCTAATACAGCTGATGACTGTTTTTATTATCCTGGTTGTATATCTCCAGCATACTTACAATATCACAATGATACTACTAACGCTTATTACACAGATTTAAATATACAAGACAGTTGTCAAACACTAGCTGTTTTTGGTTGCACTGACACTTTGTCATTTAACTATGACAGTTTGTCAAACGTAGATAACGGCGGTTGTTTACCTGTAGTTGTAGGTTGTATGGATGGTTTTGCTTTTAACTATAATGTATTAGCAAACACACCAGATACTTGTATTCCATTTATCTATGGTTGTACAAATATAACAGCACTTAACTATGACAGCTTAGCTAATACAGATGACAATAGCTGTATAACACCTGTTTTTGGTTGTATGGATCCGCTAGCTTTAAACTTTGCACCACAAGCAAACGTAGATGATGGTAGCTGTATAGATGTTGTGTATGGTTGTACAGACGCTACAATGTTTAATTATGATCCGATTGCAAACGTAGATAATGGTTCTTGTATTCCATTTGTATATGGTTGTACAGACAGTACAGCTTTCAATTATAACCCAATAGCTAATGCTGATAACAATTCTTGTATTCCTTACATATATGGTTGCACGGACCCTTCTGCTCTTAATTACTCCGCGCAGGCAAACACGGAAGATTTTAGTTGTATTTCTTATGTTTATGGGTGTATGGATAGTTTGGCTCTTAACTATGATCCATTGGCTAACACGGATAACGGTTCGTGCGTCACTATCGTTATGGGTTGCATGGATCAAACGGCGTATAACTTTAATGCAAATGCTAATATTGACGATTCTTTATCTTGTCGTTATAGCGCAGGTTGTATTACTGGCGACAGCATCCCTTATTGGTTAAATGATCCTTGCTACGCTTGGGTTATAGATATTGACAAATATTGCTGTGAAAATGAGTGGGACACTGTATGCCAAGCAACATATAACTATTGCGAAGGCACTTGGGTTGGTCCTCTGCCATTTAGAACATCAGAGAGAGAGTTAATCAATATAACCGACATATTAGGTAGACCTGCAAAGAAAAATCAAACAGGGGTTTTAATTTACATATACAATGACGGTACAACAAAAAAATATTTCAAAAACAAATAATAAAAAAATAATATGGCAACAACAATTGCACAACTAACACTAACAAGCACTGATTTACTAACAGATACTTTAGCACTTTCTACAGTTGCTTCAATCACTGCACCACACACTAGCGGTTTAAGTAGATCTTCTATTACTTCAACAGCTATAGGCACGGCTTCAGGCCAAGTAACTGTTGATACTGCTGACGCTTTTGCTGCACCAAACTTTATATATATAAAAAACACAGCAACTTACCATGCTAGCAATAATATTGCACATGGGTATTTTTCTGGCGATCCTGATGGTGCGGTAATACAACTTCATGGTGGTCAGTTTGCTTACATACCAACTTCTGGTGACTTTACGTTAAAGTTTTTTACTTCAACTTCTGGAACTGTAATAGAGCATATGGTAATAGGTACAAACGCATAATAAAAAATTAAACAATAACTAAATAACAAAAAAAAATGGCAACAACAACTGCAACAATAACAATAAACAGTTCAGATCTTACTGGTGATCCTTTAGCACTGTCTACTACTGCAACTCTTTACAAAGCTAACCAAACAGTTGGTTTAGAGAACACAAGCGGTGTAGGTAGAACTAACTCTATTTCTGGTAGCGCTGTAACACTATACGATGGAGACGCTTACGCAAATGGATCTCACAAAGTTTACTTAGCTAACAAATCTACTGACGCTACAGAGTATTTTACTATAACAATGAATTCTGAGCAAGTTGGTAAATTATACGCTGGTGACTGGATGTTTATTCCTTGGGAAGCAAACGCTGACACTAATGACATCAAATATCAACCAAGTGTAACTACTGGTATGGTATTAGAGCATATGATTATTTCTGAGTAAAATTGGCAACTTTTTTTCACAACATAACCACAACATTAACTAAAGATTTATTAGCTGTAGGTGATAACGTTAGTAACTTAAAGTCTATATCTATAGCTAATGTTGACTCTAGTAATGAAGCTAAGGTTGATCTTTTTCTAAATAAAGGTGCTGATAATTTTTATATATTAAAAGGTATTAGTATACCGGTGCAAAACACACTGCTATTAGATCAAGGTGATAATATAGCTTTTAACAATGGTGCTAGTGGTTTTTCTATGAGAATACAGGTAGACAATGGTAGCGGAGTAGCTACTGCGGTAGATGTGATTTTAAAAAGAGGTGCGTAGTGATAAGTAAACACATAAGTTATAAAGAAGGTGTGTATAGCAGAACAGCTATGCGCTGTGATATTAAAAACAATCCTAATGCAGAGCAAATGCAAGGTATGGTTAATATCGCAGAAGAAGTTTTTGAACCTTTACGTATGTGGGTAGGTGGACCTATAAAAATTAATAGTTTTTTTAGATCACCAGAATTAAACAAAGCAATTGGTGGTAGTGGTAAGTCACAGCATTGTCATGGGCAAGCCATTGATCTTGACGATACTTTTGGTAGAGCTACTAACGCTGAAATGTTTGAGTTTATAAAACAAAATTTAGACTTTGATCAAATGATATGGGAGTTTGGTGATGAAGATAATCCCGACTGGGTGCATGTTAGCTATGTATCACCAGAACAAAACAGAAAAAGATGCTTAAACGCATACAAAGAAAAAGGCAAAACAAAATATAAAATAATATAAATTAATGGCAAAATATATAGGATCAGCTGCAAGCTTTGCTTCTGCAGCTCCGACAATTACAAATAACATATTTACTACGGACGCAAACTTTGTACACGATCAAGGCTCAACAGCTTCTCAATGGGTTATTGATCATAACCTTGGTAAAAAATGTGCGGTAACAGTTGTTGATTCTAGCAATCAAGTAGTTATAGGACAAATCACATATAACAGTAACACTAGAGTTACTATAGATTTTGATAGCTCTTTTTCAGGAAAAGCTTTCTTTAATTAAAAAAATTTAAAACAATATAAAACAAAAATAAAATGGCAAGTATAAAACATTTAGTAGACATAGATCTAAATAAAAATCAGCTAACCAATGTTAAGCTGCAGCACATCTCTGGAAACCCTAGTGGAAGTGGTGAGGACTTTGAAGGACGTATATTTTACGATAGCGCTGCAAATGCTGTAAAGTTTCACAATGGAACAGAATTTATAGCTGTAGGAACTTCTAACGCAACTGGTGATATAACTGGTGTTACAGCTGGTGATGGTTTAACTGGTGGTGGTAATTCAGGTGCTGTTACATTAACGGTAAGTGTTGATGACTCTTCAATTGAAACTAACTCAGACGCTATTAGAGTTAAAGCTGCTGGTATTACTAATGCCATGTTAGCAGGTTCAATAGCAACTGCAAAATTAGCTGGATCAATAACAAACGCAAAATTATCTAATTCATCTATTACAATAGATGGCACGGCTACAGCGCTTGGTGGTTCAATTACTACAAACAACACACAACTATCTACTGAAGCTGTTCAAGATATAGTTGGTGCTATGACAACAGGTAACACTGAAAGTGGTATTACAGTTGCTTATCAAGATAGCGATGGTACTTTAGACTTTACTGTTGGTACTCTTAACCAGAACACAACTGGTTCAGCCGCTACTTTAACAACATCAAGAACCATTGGTGGCGTAGCATTTAATGGATCTGCGAATATTAATTTGCCTGGTGTAAATACTGCTGGTAGCCAAAATACTTCTGGTACAGCTGCGACAGTAACTACAAATGCTAATTTAACAGGACCTATAACATCGTCAGGTAACGCTACAACAATTACTAACGATGCTGTAGATACACAACATATAGCTGATGACGCTATAGAAGAGGAACACATAGGAGCTGGAGAAGTTAAAACAGCCGCAATTGCTGATGCACAAATTACTATGGCTAAATTAGCTAATGTAGCTACAGACACAATTGTAGGTAGAACAGCTTCAGGTTCTGGAGTACCAAAAGCTATGTCAGCTGCTGAAGTTCGTACAATACTTAATGTTGCTAACGGAGCAAATGCAAATGTAAACCCTACAACATCTCAAGTTACAACAGCTTTAAATGCTGATTTAGGTGGAAACATTACTATTGGTAATCAAAGTGACGATACTGTATCGTTTGCTGGTAGTTTAAATGTTGCTGGAGACGTAACTCTTTCTGGTGACGTAGTGTTAGAATCTACAACAAACACAGCTATAAAAGATAAGATCTTACTATTAAATCAAGGTCAAAGTGGAGCGCCGCAATCAACTGCGGATATGGGTGTTTTATGGTCAAGAGGTCATGGAACAACAAACGGTTTAAACAACGTTATGTTTATGTGGGAAGAAAGTGATTTAGAATTTCAACTAATAGCTACGCAAGCAACAGGTGCTGAAGCTGCTGGTGTTGCACTTGTTGAAGGAACCGTGAAAGGTACTAGTGGTTACCAACATTTAAGAGCTGGTAAGTTTATAGGGCCATTAACTGGTAACGTAACAGGTAACGCTTCTGGATCTGCTGGTACAGTAACTAGTATAGGTAATCTTACCGGAGATGTAACATCTTCTAACAGGGCAACAACAATAGGAGCTGGAAAAGTTCACCATGCTATGTTAGCTGAAGACTACATATCAGGTCAAGGTTCTCTTACAACACCTGCTCAAACAGACTTATTTGCAATTCACGATACTTCTGCTACGACGGTAAAACAAATATCATTTACAAATCTTGAAGATAGTATATTTGCAAACATAAACTCTGCTTCTTCACACATAGCTATAGCAGCTGGTGGTGCACTAACGGTAAATACTCTTAATCAAAATACAACTGGATCCGCTGCTACATTAACTACGCCAAGAGCGATTAATGGAGTTAACTTCAATGGTTCCGCTGCTATAACAGTAACAGCTGCGGCTGGTACTTTAAGTGGTAATACACTAAAATCCACTGTAGTAGCTTCATCATTAACATCGGTTGGTACACTTTCTGGTGGTAATACAACAGCTACAGTAAGTGATGCATCTGTTAGTGTGAAAGGTAAGGTTGAACTTGCTACAACAGCAGAAGCTTTAGCTGGTACTGACACAGCAAGAGCGGTTACAGCTGCAGGTTTAGCTGCTAGAAGTTTTAAAGATACGATTGGTAATGGTTCTGCTACGGCAATAACTGTTAACCATGCTTTAGGAACAAGAGACGTTATGGTTCAACTATACGATGCAAGTTCTTACGAAACTTTAGTTGCACAAGTTGTTAGAACAGACGCAAACAATGTTGCTGTTACGTTTAACGTTGCTCCTGCTTCTAATGATGTTATAGCTTTAGTAACAAAAATAGATTAATAATAAATTAAATTAAATTAAATGGGTACACACAAAATAAACGCAGACCTAGATGTTAGCGGTGAGGTACAGGGTACCTCGCTAGACATCAATGGTGCTGCTAATATATCAGATCATTTAGTTGTTAAAGGAACAACATCATCACCACTTAGTAGTTTATTTTCTGGATCTTTAGTAGTACAAGGCGCTGGCAATGAAGATCCAATAATAGCAGTAACAGATGTTAACACAACTAATGCCGCCGCTGGAGTATTTCATCAATCAGCTGCAAGCCCAGGTTTTCCCGCTCTTGTAGTTCAGGCTCATTCTAATGGAAATGAGCAACCTTTAATATCTGCAAGAACAAATGTCAATAACACAACTGGTGTTGGTGGTACAGAAGTATTTAAAGTGGATGGTGATGGTGATGGTGAGTTTAATGGCTCTTTAACTGCTACTAGCTTAGACATAAATGGTAATGCTGACATATCAGGGACTTTAAAAATTGGTTCTGGAGCAACGGTCAGTACAATATTAGATGAAGATGCTATGGGTAGTAATAGCGCTACAGCTTTAGCTACACAGCAAAGTATTAAAGCTTATGTAACATCTTCAGTATCTGCTGCAGGTGGTGGTGATGTAACTTTATCTGGCTCACAAACATTTACTGGTGTAAAAACTTTTGGAACTACTACTAAGCTACAGTTTAGAGATTCTGCTGCGTATATTAATCAAGAGATGCTTCTGGAGCTGCTGATCAAGATGATTTAAGAATAAATAGTTATGGAGCTGTTCATATAAATTTAGATTCAAATAGCAATAATAATTCTGGAGCTGATTTTAATATTGGACATCATGGAGACAACGATGGTACAATAACAAATTTATTTTCTGTAAGTGGAGAGAACGGTAACGTAACTCTAACTGGTATTGTTTTAGACGGTAACACAATTACTGGTATAGACAACGCTAGTGAATTTACTGACAACGATGCACACATAATGACATCAACTGCTATTAAAAATAAAATAGCAGATAATGACAATAGTTTTTTAACGTCTGTTCCAAATCACTCTGGTGGTTTAATTACATCAGGTACTGTAGCTGCGGCTAGAGTAGCAACATTAAACCAAAACACAACTGGAACTGCAGCAAGCACTCCTTTGCTTACAGACGGTGGAACCGCAAGCACACATCCAGGTACAGGTAATTTATTATACAGTGGACAAACTTCAGCTGGTAGTTCAGTGTTAGGTATGCCAACAGTAAACAATGCTAATGGGATTATTACTTTAAACAAACACTCTGGAGAATATAATAGCCAGCTAGGTTTTAGTTCAAATGGTAAAATATATTACAGAAACTTTAACAATGCTGCTATAAATAGCTCTACTGCTTGGACACAGCTTGCATTTATAAGTAGTGATATATCTGGTGACACCTCTGGTAACGCAGCAACTGTAACGACTAACGCTAACTTAACAGGACATATCACATCAAGTGGTAATGCCGCTGTGTTAGGATCGTTTACTGTAGCTCAATTAAGTGCTGC